ACTTAGAAATATTGTTTAGTGCATTACGTTGTCCTTCAACAGGATTAATGCCGACATAAATATCTCCGTCAATTTCGTACCCCTCCCAAACTTCATTGACCCAGTACCACTCAGTCGTTTCTCCTGCTTCCTTGTCAGTACGATATGTATCATCGACGAGCTGCATTTGCTCGACACCAAACTCATCGACATACGTTAGTACTCCGATTTTTCGGAAGCTTTTCCAGCAGACATGCAGCACTTCGACATATCGGTCGTTGTCTCCGAAGTTGTCTTCAATACGTTGCAAGAAGGGAATAGCAAAAGAACCAGACCGATTCCGAGTATGATCCTCAATTTGGTCAATTTGTTTGTCACTAAGTAAATCATAAAATTGGTCAATTACGGCGTTTGCGCTCATTAACTGGCGTCGAACAACCCAGTCTCCATCTTCAATAAACTCTAAATCCGGGCTTTTCGAAAAATCAATATCGAGGGGGCTGACAATCTCATACTCTAGATCATCCATACAGATACCTTTGTACGAATACACGAACCCACTGACCAACCAATCGAAGAATCCTTTTTGGATTTTATCTTCCATATCTAGGCTGTCACGCAAGTAGTTTAATACTTGTTGGCCTACGATAGCGCGGCCATCCTGATAGGTTGCATTCATATACTCCATTACTTGTTGTGGAGTCTGTGCTTCCTGGTTAGGTTGACCAGTTTGTACGCCCTGAGCGTTAAGCTCATTGATAAACTGTTGCTGCAGATTTTGAAGGATTAACTTCTTTTGTTCCTCCTCTTTCTTAGTTACTGCGTCAGCATTACTAACAGTAACCATAAAGTTGCTAGGACGAGTCGTCTTTTCTCCTAGCAGTAAGTCAACTACAGGCTTGATAATATTGTAATTACGAAGCTTTGCAGGAAAGTTTCGTTTCTGTTGTCCTTGAGAGTTGTAGGGGTTGGTAACGTAGTTATAATCAGACTCTTGCATCTGACCGTTGTACGCTTCGTAGAATTTCAAGAGCTCATGCTTGCCCGTGGCAGAGAATGTAGACTCCTTGATAAACCCTTTAACGCAGTCAATACCCCACTGTTTTCCTTTTTTGGATCGGGATACCTTTTGTTTCGGGATGTGGTTGTGTGCCATTAGACAAAAAATTCACGGGAAAAGAACCCGGTATCTTCTACTTCCTCTTCTTTCGTTACTGGCTTATCGTACATGTCCATTGCGAAGAACATGCCGATTAATAGTGCAGATACCCGGTCGAAGTTTCCTCTATCGTTCCATTTGATTAGTTCATCGATTAAAGCGATGTCGTAGATATTATGCAGATTGAGCTTCCACTCATTATCAGCATTTTTACTACGCTTCTCTTTTAACCAGTCTCTTAAATATAAGACAGCCTGAGCTTTACGCTGCTTACTTCCCATAGAAAGTCCGTAGTTACGTCCTAAACTTTTTGCTTTAAATCCATTAGATCTATCAAAAATCTCTACTTCTTCCATTAGGCGATGTAGATTTTTAGTACGTTTTGCATAAGGAATTACCTCTCCTCGGTCGTTCTCGAATCCAATTTTAGCGTTATAGTATTCACTAAGCATAAACAAGATATCGTTGTAGTCATCTTGTGTTTCTGGGCGGCCTACATAGCTGGCTACAATCATATCATCGGGCTTGCTAAAACTATTAGGCCGCTTGAATACATACGCAGATCCTAAGGAGTTACCTGTGCTCGTATCGTGTGCATACGGGTCATGCGCAATGAAATACAGGTTGTTAGGTACCTGGTTGTTGCTGTCGCGATAGGGGCTTTGATATACAACTACGCATCCAGTAATATCATCACCCTTTTGATGGGGAAACTTAGTTACAGGACGTGCTTTGTCTGAAGGACGAAACTTAACTCCATTTTCGCCAGCTACTAGATATCCTGCAGTTCCGATGTTGTCCATCTTTTTAGATCGGACCATATTGCCTCTATGCTCTACAAGAGCGGCAGTCGGGAACACATTGCTGCTAGTTTGCAGAAAAGCTTCCCTAGGCTTCCAAGGGTATTCAGTAATGTGCTTGTCAAATACTCGTGCATCTTTAGACTCTGTTTTTATCCGCTCTCTTTCATTCTCCTCGTGAAACTTTGCTTTATCTACAAGGCTATTACCGTCCTTGTCCATAAAGCCTACCTTATTTCGAAAAGACGGAAAGAACCAGCCGCAATGCGTGCCGTCCCCACCGTCATCCCAAATGTTGTTTACGGGCATTAAGTTGTACGGGGTAGGATTGTAGAACATTGACTCGAAATCAATGGTACCGCCATCCATATCACCACCTGTACCGAAGATGATCATCTGCCCTGTCGTAACACCACCGTCTTCCACAGTGGGTCGCGTCGCCATGAACGTATTCTTAAGGTTCGAGAACGCTCCAGCCTCCTCAAATATGACGAGTGTCGCATCCTTTCCACGAGCCGCGTCGGGGTTGTCCTTGAACGTAATGGCCTCGACTTCGCTCTTGTAGCCTTTTTCAACTCCTTGACCATTGATGTATTCTAAGTATGATGCCTTCTTATGGTTCTGCTTATCGATTACTGTACGCCGTTTAGACCATCCTGTATGTTCGTTAAGGAAGTCCATATTGGCAGCAGCCATAGTCATAATGCCTTTGGGGTAGAGGTATTTCTTGTCGAAGGCGCAGAGTAGTGTGTAGCTATTGCGTACAGTATTGTAGGTATTCGTAGTAATAGCAGCGTTTTTGTAGGAGAATCCCTTACGACGGGCTTTAGACACAATAAGATGATGCCCGCCATCAAGCCACCGATCTTCTACATCTGTACTAAGCTTTAGGCTATTTAGCTTTTTACGACCAATACCATTACGGCTGATCTCCATAAGCCAGAAGTATTCATAGTCTCCGTCCCAGAAATGCGGGAATGCAATAGTCTTAGATGCAGCTGCACCTTCAATCTGCTCAGTCAGCTTAATCTGACAGTAGTTCAAGTAGAAATAATGATGTCCTGTAATGGACATATCGCCTACAGTGTATCCGTTTCTGCAGCGATCTAGCTCTTCAGTCCAATATTGGTAGAATTCTTGACTACCTGGAGGCGCATCAGTATACCACCCCTTCTCTAAGAAGCGCTTGGCGGGTTCCCTGAAATACTCCGTATTGACTAGCATTAATCTTCAAACATTCCTTTCTTACCTCCACCCCGCAAGCGACTCTCACCGCTCTGCTCTTTCTTAACCTTATCCTCTAGGTTAGCGATGATATCAGCCATCTTAGGCAAACGCTCTGCAATCTCCAATAGCTTAGTAACACTTTTAACTGCTTCTGCTACTGTATCACGCTCTTCCTCCTCATTATCTACAAGCAGCATCTCAATCTTTTGCGTCAACGCGTAAATAGCCTTTTCTGCACTAGTAAGAGCCTGCCTAGTAGTAATTAAAGTCTTTACTGCAGGGGTAGTACGTAGTTCCTTGTACTTTTCAATAGCTCCCTCGTGTCGCTTAGACGGGCTAAAGTCTGCTGGCAGATTTAAGTCCTTACAAACTCTGACATGCCGCTCTTTGTGATCATAGAGCTGATATGGGCTCTTGTAATCGTACATGTGGTAGATGTATGCAAACCACAGCAGTGCATTCTTCTTGTCTCGGTTTTTATCCTCTGCGATCAGCAGACGAAATTCATTTATGACCCGGAGCTCTGGATCAACTACTACATCAAACCCTTCTGTTCTAAATAAGCTCATTTCCGCTTAGCTAGGGCAATATTTAACTTGCGTAACCGGTAAGGGTTTACGCGAAACCGCCCGAAGTATGGCATACGCACGCTGTTGAACAGCCCTTTGCTTATGGTATACGCAATAAACGAGAACTGGCTCTCTACTACAGACTCTATCTCTGCAGTAGTTCCGCCTAGTTCATCCTTTATCTCCTTGATAATCTCGTTTTTTAACTTGTTTCTACCCAATACAAACTACGGCTAATACGATGAGTAACATAAGGTTAGGTAAAGCTTGGTTCTTCATGTGCTGTCCATTATCCATTCCGGTAGAAATCCAACGATTTCATAGCCGGTTACTGGCGGGTCGGGATCCCCAACAGGCCAAATAGGATCATCGCCATCACCACCGCCACCATTATCGCTGTCTTCATCATCATCTGGATACCACATTAAAATCGAAAGCTCATCCGCTCCAATAAGTATTTCATAGTTAGGAAGGACTACGCCCTCATCAATAAAACGCTGAAACTGTCGATCTAAGTAGTAAAATGCTAAGTCTACCTCACTCGGAAAGTTGAACGTTACTTCGATCATACGGCTTCAACACAAATTCTATGCTTTCAATGTCCTGTTTAGGACTTACTATGTCATTGTATCTATACAGACCAGTACGGTCCTTATAGATACACCCCTTATCCTTTAAAGACTTAACGTAGTTGTTTAACACAGCTACATTCTTCATCTTCAAACGCTCAGCAACAATCTTCCGCCCCTGCTTAGTTGCACAGACAGAGTCGTCGATATCCAGAAACGCTGCTAGTACCTTGATCTCAGTACCGGTTAGCTTAAGTAACCCGTTGAGCAGCAATAAATAATCTTCAATGTAACCTAAAGGATCATCCCTCAGTGTTACGCTGGCTTTCACCTTGTTCATACCGCTTCACATTATCGATTTTACGACTAAGCCGCTTGCTTAACTGCTGGCGGATAACCTTAAGAAGCAAGATAACGACTTGATTTTCGGTACTGAAGCTACGCTTATTCAGCTGATAGAATCGATCGATCATCATCTCGATCACCTCCTCATTCGTAGTACCCGGAATGTATTCTCCGTCAACCTTTTCGGTAAACCGGACTTCTTGGTACGTCTCGCTCTTAAAATTAAAAAGCTTGTATGCGATACCAGGTTTGGTAGACTGCATATTATTGATATTATCCCCCCAACGTAAGATATGGATAGGACATATGCAACCTCAAGACTGCCACGCAGTCGAGAAAAATTTTTGCAATATCAAATAAACCTATAGCTCCTGTACCGGCTCATCATCTGTCTCATAGCTTAAGGCTATAACAGTGCCGTTGGAACTCTGCACAACGCTGATTGTATACAGATCGCAATGAAAAATAGAATAGATCTGATCATCGAAGCCTAAAAACTCCGTGTACAGATCACTTTCGTTTGGTACCGCTCCTCCTAGCACGTGGTGACTTGCCTTTACGCTGACCATTGCGAGCCCGGTTCTTAGACTGCGATTCCATCTTACGACATCCCCGTTTACCGTGGGAAGCATCCTTGCCATCTTTATTGCCGTACGTGCCAGCCTTACGGTTACACCGATTCGCCTCAACTCGCTTCTTAACAGCAGAATCTTTTTTCTGGTATCTGGAGTCGTAGGCTTTCTTTTTAGCAATGGCTGACTTGCTCATCTTCCGCTTCTTGTAAGACGGATGTTTACCTGCAAGTGAGTTACGAGCCATTACAGTAATGTAACTGATAGCGCTTACATTAACAATACCCACAGGCCGGTGGAATGAGAAGTCGACAGATCAAAGAGATACTACATCGATTAGAAAAGCTAGAGCAACAATACCTAGCTCAAGAAAATCAAGTAGCGAATC